TCTGCCATACGTTTACCAGACTTATCATTATACACAATAAAAAAATCTGGAACATATTGTGTCTGTTTACCTGTTAATGGATTTCTATAAGGTATTTTAATTGCTTCACTTGCCCATTCTGTTATGCTAGGATGATTATCACAAAATTGCATAAACGCAAATTCCCATCCACTACGATATTTTGGATTTTTTGTTCCTACATATTTTTTATTGTTTTTAGGAAGGAAACGACCTTGGGCAAATTTAGCCATGACTTAAGCCAGTATAGTTCGAGAAATATTATCAGAAACTGCCGTAGTTTGTTCAAAACCCAATATACTGGTTCGATTTCTTGTAGTATTTAATAATAAACTTAATAAGGTATTAAGTTGCAATGTATCTTCCAAACCATCTAATTGCTCTATTAAATCAGGTATACTTAAATCTTGCTCTTTTGCTACTTCTAACAATGATATAACTAAATTATCAACAGTTGATGCATCAAAATTTTTACCTACAAGAAAACCACGCACAATATCAAAATGTGCTGGATCTACTGAATCTACTTGTGTATAATAATTACTAAAAAATTGCTTTTGTTTTTCATCTTGCGTAAACTCAGCAAAAGTCTCATCAAATATAGGTAAATTAGTTTTATTAATGGCCATCGTAATATTTACTCACGAGTTGCTGTTGCAAATTTCTTTCCAACTTCACGTGCTACATAGTCTTCCACGCCTCGTGACATATCACGAACTTCATGTTTTAAAGAATCTCTTGCATCAAAACGGCGCATTTGCTCTTTTAAAGAATATGCATTTATAGCAGCTTTTGCTATACCACCAATGCCACCTTGTTGTAAATTACCAAAAATATCCATACCTTTATCAAACATGCCACCTGGACCTAATACACTATTAGTTCCGCCACCCGCTCCAGACAATACGCTTTTCTCTCTATCATAAAAAGAACCACCTAAAATACTCATTTCAGATACTTGTTTTTCATCATACATAATTGCTTCATAATTTACAGTAACACTATGTTCCATCGGAGTGCCACCAGCAGAAGCATCATGAGTGCCATGATTTATACCTGAAAGTATTGGATTTATCAATTTATAACCACTTGCTCTGCCTTTACTTAAAGAATATATTTGAATATAATCAAGTAAATTTTGTCCTCTCGCCTCATGTGTGAAGGTTGAATCTAAACCCCAAGCTCCGCCAGTACCAAGAAAACCATTTTGACTATATGACTGGCGAAGTCCAGTCCCATCACGCAAATCATGTTGCGCGTCATGACTAACTGATCCGTCACTAAAATAGTAATTATAATAATTTGCTAAGAAATCACGAATTGTATTTGCACTATCATCATGAAAAGTTATAGTTATAGGACTATAATTAACTTTTGTCATATTATAAGTTTTTCGATTATATTGATTTAATTCTTCAATATCAACCGACATTCTAGGCAAATCTACTGCTTTAACCATGAAACTTAACTCAGGTTCATGTTGTAACATTGCAGACATACCAGAATATCCAACTGCTTGCCTATTTAATTTAATTAGACAATGATATAAAAATGCGGTTTTAGGTGATAACCTAAAATTATCATGAGTGAAAAGATTACTTGCATGGCGGTAGTCTTTGATATGTTCTCCACTACCGATTCCATGCAAGAAATTCGTTATAAATGATGCCACAGGACTAATTATCCTGTTGCGGCGCTACTTACTGATCTACCTACTGCGGCTCCAATACCAGTTTCAGTTGGTGTATTCAAAGCATTATCAAATCTCACACTTAATGAAATTGTTGCTGGCTCACTTGATGCATAGTTCATATCTTGGTAGTTAACTGATTCAATATAACAACCATATAATTCCCAAGTTTCTAATACTGTTGCAGCTGCGGCACCGTTGCCGCCATCTAATACTTCAAATTTTGTTACAAATTTATAATCAGATCCTGATACAGCAGATGTTTGTTCAAAAAAGTCGAACTGCTTCTGCATTTGTTCGCCTACTCTACGAGCAATTTCACCATTTACGTCATCACGTAACTGAATTGTAGTTGGATCCCATGTATGTTTCCCTGCTAGATATACCCTTGAGTTATACACATCAAGTGTTATCATATCATGTGCAACGGATGGTCGTGTAATATCCATTACATTTTTTGTAATTTCTGATCTTGGAGTAGTAACACCAAAATTTTCAAGTATTGCACGATATCGATATTTTAACTTCGGCATCAATGTGCCCATTGAACCAGCACCACTAATTGGTACTGTAAATTTTGTTAATGACGCTACGGACATTTTCTTCTCCTATTGTTATCAATATTTATCTTATTCATGGGGTGGTTTTACACCACCCCAAAAATAATAATAGCATATTATTCTTCAGTGACTGTTGCTGAACCTAAAGCTGCTATTTCACCTGTATTTTTAAGTCTTACTGGAATATAAATAAATTCTAACGCTTTCACAGGCTCAATCGCTACGTCTACGTATAGTTCGTTACGATCAATTCTTGCGGCTGTGTTGTTAGATTCATCACATACAACCAAATAATCATTAAGGGCTCGTTTTGCCATCAATTCGTTACAAAATGATTCAATTACACCTTTAATTTCATTACGTGTAAGTTCATCATTAGGTTCAAAGATGAATGGCTTAGACATGAGGTCCAATTGGCGTCTCATGTATGAAACTAGCCTTGAAACGTTAACTCTATCAATTGCAGAGGATGTTGAAGCACGTGATTTATTACCAAAGTTCATTAAACCACTACCATTAATAAAGGTAATTGGATTAACTCTATTAGTATATAAAGCATCACGCAATCCTTCACGAACTGCAATACTTTGGAACTCTGCTGTTTTTGCATCGATATAACCAATAGCAGAAGCATTAGAAACTTTACCACGGTTTGTGCCTGCGGCGGCAAACCATTGGAAGCCAACACTATCATTATAAGCAAATGTACGCAACATCATATGACTAGATGGTACTACAACTGAGTTACCTGCTAGGTCACTTGAAAATCCTGAAGGATAATAAACACTCATATACGCATTATTGGTTACTAGACCATCTTCACCATTATCTGTTGCGGCATTAGCGTTCTTACTCCATGATTCCAAATCAGCGGCGTTAGCTGCTAAACGTAAAGGAGCATCAGCAATAATATGTGCTGTTTCTTTTCTATCAGTATTTAATGTTGCCATATTACTAATTGCTTCTGGATATCCAGGAGTTGCTATTAAGTTAAATTGACGTTGTTCTTCACGAACATCTGTATTTGAATTAATTACCGATTTCAATGCAGCTACTACTACTTGACGCTGTGATTTTCTACCCATATAAGGTGAACCATCAGTTTTATTACCTGCTTTATTAACCCATCTATCTGGATAGTAATCAGTTACTGCATCATTTGAAAAACGTGCGTTACCTGAAGGATATTTGGCAGCTGTTACTGCATCTTTACTATATTCCTTAACCCCATAACCACTTCGTCGTGTATTAAACAACAAAGAACCACGTGGAGATAATGCTGGATTTGGTGCATCTGGATCTAAGAAACTATCAAGCAACATATCATCAATATCGCTTGCTGTACCAGCACCAGTACCTGATACCGTTGCGCCTGCTTCTGTTTGCCATCTTGCATCTCCAAACACAATACCATTACCTGATACTTGATCTGAATTATCAATTGCAACCCAGGCATCAGTTTGATACCTAGAAATCTTTGGATAATTTTCCAAATCTGAAGTATCAATCCACAAATCACCATTTACAAGAGCAGTTTTATCTGATTGTAGTGTTGGTGCTGTTGCGGCAAAAATAGGACCTTTTGGATCTGTATTTACTAAATTATATCCTCTAAAGTCAGCGGATACTGTTCTATAACCTTTCCATGTTGTACCATCATTAACCATAATATCTGCAACTAATGTACTATCATACCATAACCTACCGTTTGCTGGATCAGTTGTTGGTTCTGTTGCTTTTGCTTCATATGTAAGCTCTTGCCAGTTTGTACCAATAAAATCATTATTAGGAAGTTTATAAACATTAGTTAAAGCATCACTAATACCAGCGTCATCTTCCAATGGCTTGCCTGATGTATCACGCAGTATTAAATCACCACCCTTGGCGTGTGTAATACTTACTGCGCCGGTTGCTAATACTGCGGCTGAAACGTCAGCGATACTCGCGGCACTAACTGCGGCAACAAAATCTGTTGCACCTGTGCCACCCAATGTTACTGTAGTACCATTTATTGTAAATGTTTCAGAACTTGTAAAACTTGGTGTTGTATCTGAACCAGTGATAACAGTTGCACCTGATGAAACTCTTCGATATGTTTTTAATGTTAATGCTTCTACTTCATCAACATCATGATCTGCAATCAATTGACCTACTGCAATGGTTCTTGGATCTGTTTTACCCAAGTCTGCTGTTGCCAATGCTATTGTATCATATGTATAAATTGTTGAATCAACCCATGATGAAGAAGTTGATGAATATGATTTAAATTTTAAATCAGTAGCATTTGTACCTGCTTTGTCTAACTTCATCCATACACTACCTGTTGGTCGTGGATCAGAACCAGTTGATTCCCAACTTGGTATTGCTGTATATGAACTTGATTGCGTTGTTGGACTTGCATGAGTACCGGCAGTTACACCCAATGTTGCTAATGGTGTGCCTGCTGTATTAGCCAAAGCAAGTTTACCATCTACTGTAGTTCCATTACTTGCGGCTGAACCAATAGCATAAAATTCAATCTTATTGTCAACTACAGCACATTGAACACCTTTCTTACCTGCTGAACTACCGTCCATTACTGTGTTAATTGCTGAAACTACACTAGCAACGTTAGCAACTGCTGACAAGTTAACTGCTTGCCCATTAACAGTAATAGCATCACCTGATGCCATTGCTGGTGGACTTGCTGCCGTACCTGCAATTGTAGGTCGACTAGATGCCCACGTAGCATCTTTAGTTGCACCTGCATGTGCGGCTGTTGTTGCTGTGCCATCACCG